CCTATAAGGCCGCTGTGCCTGTAGCCACTCCCGCAAATCTGGCGGAAGTAGGAAATCCTATCCTTGCATACGATGCAATGGCCAACGAGTTTCTGAGCGCCCTGGTAAATAAGATCGTTGCTACCATCCTTTACCGCAAGATGTGGAACAACCCTCTGTCTATGCTCCGTAAAAACGCCGAGCCCCTGGGAGTTGACGTTGAGGAAGCCCACGTGAATCCGGCTACCGCTCAGGCATATGACGGCACCGAAACCGGCATGGCCGCAGTTCTGAAAATGACAAAGCCCGATGTGGCCGCCGCGTGGTATCGGCTGAACCGACAGGACAAATATCCCGTGACCATCAACAACGAACAGCTTACAAACGCTTTCGTCTCCTGGAACGCCCTTGAAAACCTCATTCAGGGCATTGTAGACAGCCTTTACAATGCGAACACCATTGATGAATTCAAGTACACTAAACAGTTAGTTGTTGATGCAATCACTGATGGAAAGCTGAAAACAGTTACAGCAGTAATGCCCAACAACGAGGCCACCGGCAAGCAGTTCCAAGTACAGCTCCGCAATATGTCCATGCTGTTCACATTCCCTTCCAGCGCCTACAACAACTACAAGCTAATGGGCGGCACCGGAAACGACCGCGTAACATGGAGCCCCATCGAAGATCAGTTGATCATCATCCGCGCGGATGTAGCCGCAAATATCGGAGTTGAGGTACTTAGCGCGGCGTTTAATCTCAGTTACTCCGATTACCTGGCCAGACAGATTATCGTTGACGATCTGGGAGCCGATGGAAAGACGCTGGCAGTGCTGGCAGACACCAAAACATTCCAGATTCGCGAAAAGCTCCGCCGTTTCACTACCTTCTATAACGGGTCCGCGATGAACTGGAATTATTGGCTGCACGCGTGGGACACCTTCTCTCTGTCTCCCTTCCACAACTGTGTCGCCCTGCGCACTGAGTAAGCGTAATAAAGGGAGGGGCGCAAGCCCCTCCCGATAGAAAGAAGGTGAAACAATGGCATTATGGAGACCCGAAACAACTATATATCTGTGCACTAACACAGGCATTGACCAATATAACAAACCATATTTTGAATCTAACTCCGCCATGCAGGGATGGCTTGCCGGAAAAGTAAAAGCGTCATTCAGCCAATACTCATATCAGAGAGCGGACGAAAGGCAATACTGCCGTGTCGAATACAATTACAACGATGCCTTAACATGTGATATTATCATGTGGCAAAATACCGGCACCGGCCCACGTTGGATTATCGCAAACATTACAGGGATCGAGTGGGTAAACCCGAACACAACAACCATCTATTTTGAAGTAGACGCATTTTGCACCTACTGTGGGGACATAAACTGGCCAACCTCCTACAGCCTAGTGGAAAGAGAGCATGTCGTGAACGACTGGAACGGAGCTAATCCAAACTGGATTAACATTGGGATACCCGAAGGAATGGGAGGCACACCAGACCAAGTTGTATATGACCAAATAAAGGCATACGCACCAGATACATTTGTGGTATTCACTCCTTATGATTCTTCCGGACAACCAATGTTTGGAGGCACTGTAGAAAATAATGTGTTTAACGGCTTAACTATGAGAACTTTTTCAAGCGCAGGAGACGTTAACAGTTATTTGCAGAGCGTAGCAGAATCAAGCGAGGGAAAGCTAGAGAATATCCTAGGCGTTTACTCCGTACCCGGCGATTTCCTATCCGATTTGTCAGAAGCAGTTGAAACTATTCCGCCGTGGCAAAGCGGCGGAGCAATTGGGCCAGACCTTTGCAGAAATGCGAAATGTTATTCTAGTGAATTTTGCGTGGCGCAAGTAGAAGGCATGAACAGCGAGACAGTGACATACAAACCCGAGCTAATCACAACACAAGGCACGTTTAACTTCCATATCTACGGGCGCTTTATCGGAGGCGGCGGAGGAATCATTGCAACGCCAGACGCCTATGACTACATGGGAAACCCTGGAGAATACGGGTGCGCAATCACCGTATTTCCGCAAGGTGCATGGGTTGGAAATCAATATGCTCAGTATCAACAGACCAACAAAGTAAACATTCTAGCAACCACAGCAAAATCAGCTGGATCTTTCATACTTGCAGGAGCCGCCGCTGCCACAGGGGTAGGAATGGCCGCCGTTCCGGGGCTCGTTGCAAGTGGCCTCAGTAGTGCGGCAAGTATTTGGGATGCAGATACAAAGGCCAAAAAGGGTTCAGCCGCTGTTAATGGCTCTGTGTCTTCTGACCCCATCCTAGCTGCCTCAATTGGCCAGTTTGGCTTCAAATTCCGCTGGTACATGTGCAACGAGAGCATCATGAAATCAGTTGACAGCTTTTTCGACCGCTACGGCTACAAGGTCATGAGGCTGAAAGTTCCAGAGCGCAACAGCCGTCCATGCTGGAATTTTGTTAAGACTTCTGAGGGTCACGTATCCGGTGCTATTCCAACCGTCTACAGAGAGCGCATTGAAGCAATGCTAAATGCTGGTGTCACATTCTGGAACGTAGGAGCAAGAGCCATCGGTGACTTTTCCAACCCGTCCGCTAACAAGAGTTAGGAGGTTGCCATGGAAACTGTAATTGTTGCTATACTCTCTCTAATCGGAACGCTAGTTGGAACTTACGCAGGAATTGTTTCAGCCAACAAGGTGACAGAGTGGAGAATAAAGCAAGTAGAATCTAAAATATGCACCCTATCAAAACAAGTGGAAGAACTTACAGCAACAGTGAACTACATACAAGGCAAAATGGAGGTACTACATGACCATTGAGTTTATAACAGTTGTAGCTCTAGTGCTCATTTATCTGGCAATCTATATGTTACTAATCCCGGTTGGAAAACGTCTACACTACATTATGTCCAGAACAGTATTCAAAAATAAACCGATCAACCATACCGCATATTGGCTGACATACATAATGGTAAATATTATTGTATCTCTCACAGGAATGATTATCATTTTCAACCTAGTAAAATACACTGCGGAGGTGTGGATTATATGACCAATCTATTGAAACGATTAGCTAACCTCATGTCCGTTAAATCCCTAGTAACAATCGCCCTGACAATCGTGTTTTGCATTATGGCATATAAACAGACAATCTCACAAGACTTTATGACCATATACTCTGTTGTTATCGCTTTCTTTTTCGGTGCTCAAAGTGCCAAGAGCAACAACCAGGAACTTCAAAACGACCTAGAATACGCGGAAACGAAAAACGCAGAATTATATAACCAGTTGATGGAGCTGTCAAAAGAAAACGCGGCCTTAACCGCTGAACTAAAGGAGGCGTACAAGAATGCATCTAATCCGGAACTACCTTACGAATAACGACTGCTATAAAGCAGGTAAGCCTCTAAATATTCGAGGCATCATGGTGCACAGCACAGGTGCAAACAACCCCAACCTAAAACGATACGTTCAGCCAGACAAGGATGGTATCGGCGTAAACAAGAACGGTAATGACTGGAACCACCCCGGCATTGATACCTGCGTACACGCCTTTATTGGCAAGCTGGAAGACGGTTCCATTGCCACCGTGCAGACCCTCCCATGGAACATGCGCGCGTGGCACGCCGGTTCAGGTCGTTGGGGATCGGCAAATAACTCCTATATCTCTTTTGAGATTTGTGAGGACGGCCTTACAGACCCAGATTATTTCAACGCTGTATATACAGAGGCTATAGAACTCTGCGCCTATCTATGTAGGCTCTACAGGCTGGACCCATCACAAGAGGATGTCCTAATCTGTCACTCTGAGGGCTTCACTCTAGGGGTAGCATCCAATCACGCTGACGTTATGCACTGGTTTCCAATGCACAACAAAACGATGAACGACTTTAGAACAGATGTATATGCACTCCTGAAAAGCGCCGGTGGAGCATCCCCGGAAGAGATCGTAAGAGAATACCGTAAGACACTACAGGACAATGATGCAGAGAACTGGTCAGAAGAGGCCAGAGAATGGGCAATTAGAAACGGTCTTATTACAGGATACGAAGGAAATTACATGTGGCAGGATTTTGTAAATAGAGAACAATTAGTTACCATTCTTAAAGCCTTCAATAAAACATTGGGAAATCCCGTGCCGTAAACTACACTCAACTCCCGGCGTCTACCGTCAACTCCCGTAGAGGCAATTAAAGACCAGAGCTTTTCTGTTATGGGCTAGGCTGGCCTCGTGAGACCAGTATAGAAAAGCCCAGTTAAGCCCAGAACTGCATATTAGTTAAGGGTAATGGATACGCCTAGACAGGACACGACAGTTTATTATCCGATATTAGTTTAGGAGGCGTTACAATGAAGGTATTTATTTCACAGCCAATGATTGGATTTTCCAGGGAAGATGTTTTGAGGAGAAGGCAGGAGGTAAAACTAAGATTGTCCCATGAGCTGGGCGATTATAATATAGAGTTTATTGAACCACGCGTTAGTTATTCTGACCCGATTCTGAATATCGGTGAATCTATTAAGAGGATGGCAGGAGCTCACATAGCATATTTTATGCATGGATGGGAGAAGCATAGGGACTGTATCATTGAGCATGAAGTGGCCGTTCAATATGGAATAAGGTGTATTACGTATGAGGGTTAAAAAGCGCAATGGACCATGCTCCAAGCTGTATAGTAGGCTTCTGGGTTGGATTGTAGTGCTCTTTTTAGCCTGCTTGTTGGCTGGCGGCTTCTATCTGGCTCTGCTGTCTATCAAGTATCAATACACTGGAGCACTGGCTTGTTGGACCATATGCGCAACACCTATCGGAACGGCTGTTACGATTGTGCTAGGTAAGACCATAGACAAAGAGATACAGAATGTAAAAGGACCTAACGGAGAGGGGCTTGATTATACAAACGGCGCAAAGGAATATAACGTGGATTCCGCGCCGGTGTAGGAGGTGGTAAAATTGTTTGATTGCTTTTTCGGCGCTAACCTACCGGGAATAGTATTCCCGCCGAACGGAGCGAGGGCAGAGGTTTTAAACGCACAGCAGACCATAGAAATTTATAACCGCTTTATCAATATGGCGTTAAGCCGGTTTAGATGGACGGGCCTGCCGGACAGTTGCAATGAACGCGCGCTTGAAATGACGCTGTTGTTTTACGGCGTGGCGCTGTTCGCTAATGATCCGGACCTAGGGTATATCCATACGGCGGTAACTTTGCCGGGGCCTTTTAACATCTACTATGAGAGCGTAGTGAGAGAGGCGTATAGTTTCGAGTATCGACACAAATTTGACATTGATAATAGTGTGTTGATTAGAGCTAATAAGACTATGACACCAGACTATCTTTCTATTTGGAACTATTCACCCAAAATTTCAAACGCACTCAGAAGCATCGATATCCACACTGAGACTATCAAGAGACCATTTGCAATTCAGTGTGACGAGAAGGACAAGCAAAGCGCTATCACGGCGGCAAACAAAATTGCCGGGAATGAGATTGCTATTTTCGGCTCTAAGTTCGGTAACCCTGAAAGCGTGAAGGTAATGAACTTTGGCGTAAACTGCGTGCTGAATGAGATGTGGGCAAATGTGCGAAACTACATGCAACAGCTTTGTACGAGCTTAGGAATCGATAGCCTTACAAGCGACAAGAAAGAGCGCCTTATTTCTGCGGAGGGGCAGGGGCAGAGAAATCCCACGCGGCACATTATCGAGAGTGAGCTGTGGTGCAGGGAAAGGGCATGTGAGGAAATCAATGCTATGTTTGGCTTGAATGTTGTGGTAGAGTTGAACGCCGTGGAAGACTTCATGGAAGAATTCATAGAGATGGATAAAGGTTTCCAGGAGGGAGGTGACGTCGGTGCGTCAACTAATAGGGACGAGCCAGATTAACCCGGAATTGGGGGAACTCGTTTCTGGTGGGTATGAAGTTTTCAACGACTGGTGGAACACCT